ATTTTATGAAAAAGTACTGTGTAATACAGCATCCAACAAAAGGGCTCATACCGTTCACAACGTATCCCTTTCAGGATGATTGTGTCAATGATTTTTTGAAGCACAGATTTAATATTATTTTAAAGTCTCGTCAGCTTGGAATATCCACACTTGCTGCCGCTTATGCTGTGTGGCTAGCCGCCTTCTACAAGGATAAGAACATTCTGATCATTGCGACTCGCTTAGCGGTTGCACAGAATTTCATCAAAAAGGTGAAGGTCGCTCTCAGGTCAATGCCAACGTGGCTTCTGATCCCTGAGATGAATATCGATAACAGGCAGGCCGTTGAGCTGAGCAATGGCTCATCCATAAAGGCCATTCCAACATCAGAGGATGCTGGTCGATCAGAAGCACTGTCTCTTCTAATCATTGACGAGGCAGCTTTCGTTCGAAACTTTGACACTCTTTGGACGTCGCTATATCCCACTCTCTCAACAGGAGGTCGGGCAATAGTATTATCTACTCCGAATGGCATGGGCGGTCAGTACTATGACCTGTGGGTAAAGGCCGAGGAAAAGAAGAACGAGTTTAATCCAATTAAGCTTCCCTGGGATGTCCATCCTGACCATGATCAGCAATGGTTTGAGAATGAGTGCAAGAACTTTACTGACAAGCAAATAGCTCAGGAGCTGCTCTGTGACTTCTCCTCATCCGGAGACACATACTTCAGCAATGAGGACATACAGAGCTTAAGCTTCTCAATAAGGAGTCCCATTGAGAGATGGGGTCCAGAGATGGCTGTCTGGGTCTGGAAGTATGCTCTATCCGAGCACAAGTACATCATATCCGCAGATGTCGCCCGGGGTGACTCAGCAGACTACTCAGCCTTTCACGTCATAGACACTGATGAGTCTGAGGTTGTTACAGAATTTAAAGGAAAGGTTCCTCCCGACCAATTTGCTGTTCTTCTCTCTGAGGCGGGAAAGAGGTATAACAATGCTCTCATCTGTCCAGAGAGCAACACTTACGGCTACGCTGTCAACATGAAGCTTCGGGATCTCGGATATAAAAATCTCTACTTTAAGAGCGAGAAAGATAAGTTTAATTCAATGTATAGTTCTGGTGAGACCGATATAGCAAAAGCAGGTTTCACAACATCGGGTCAGAGTCGCGCACAGATTCTCACAAAGCTAGAGGAAGTAATTAGAAATAAGGCGATAAAAATTTACTCATCAAGGCTGTACCAGGAGCTAAAGACGTTTATCTGGACTGGATCCAAGGCGCAGGCTCAAAAGGGAAAGACTGATGATCTTGTTATGTCCCTTGCAATAGGTGTCTGGCTTTATGATGCGTCTCCCGTAAAAAATAATACTACCAAGGATTTAAACAGGGCAATGCTCTCGGGATTCGCTGTAAATTCGACGCCTAAGGAGTCAATCATAAGTCCTTGGGCAGGTCGTAATTATAATCCGTTTAAGCCCTACATTGCTCACGATATGCTCGATCCGCACCTCTCAGGAAGTAATCCTGCTTACGGAGACACCTCATGGCTTCTAAGGTGATCAAGTTTATTGATCACCTAATTACCATATAGTTTCCCAGTTCGAATCACCTAGGTAGAAGAATGGTAGAAAAATATAACAAGAATCTCTTTGGACGCTTAACTAAACTGTTTAGATCAGGCCCTGTCATTCGTCGTCGTGTCAAGGGAATGGGTCAAAAGACGGGTACAGTTTCAACTGCTCTGGAGGTTTTTAAGGCGGCACACAGCGATGTCTACAATAGCACACTGTCTGCATACGGTGCTTTCGATAGGATGTCGAGGTACTCAGATTTCAGCGAGATGGAGTCGACTCCGGAGATCGCCTCAGCACTTGACATATACGCTGAGGAGACCGTCTCACCCAGCGCTGATGGAAAGATCTTGCACATATACTCTGATAATAGAAAGATTCAAGAAATTCTTGAAAATCTTTTTTATGACACGCTAAATGTTGAGTTTAATCTCGTTATGTGGGTTAGAAATCTCTGTAAGTATGGTGATTTCTTCCTCTTCAATGATGTCTCTCCTGAGTATGGAGTTATGAATTGCATTCCAATCTCAATATCAGAGATTGAACGTGAGGAGGGATTTGATCCCTCTGATCCGATGGCAGTTAGGTACAGATGGATCACTCAGGGTAACCAGATGCTCGAGAACTGGCAGGTTACGCACTTTAGACTTCTAGGAAATGACGCATTTCTTCCGTATGGATCCTCTGTCCTTGAGGCTGCTCGTAGGATCTGGCGTCAGCTCATCTTGATTGAGGACGCAATGCTCGTCTACCGAGTTATTCGCGCACCTGAGAGAAGAGTCTTCTATATCGATGTTGGAAATGTGCCTCCGGAGGAGGTTGCAAATTATCTAGAGCAGGCGCAGACCTCCCTAAAGCGAAATCCAATTCTCGATAAGAGAGACGGTAAAGTCGATCTCAGATACAATCCAATGGCTGTTGATCAGGACTACTTCCTTCCTGTCCGAGGAGGTGAGACAGGAACAAAGATTGATACGCTGGCAGGAGGACAAAATACTTCTGCAATAGAGGATGTTGAGTACATCCAAAAGAAGCTCTTTGCCGCTCTCAAGATTCCAAAGGCATACCTTGGATATGATGAGGACACAGGAGCAAAGGCCACACTGGCCCAGGAGGACATACGATTCTCTAGGTCAATCACGAGGATACAGAAGACAGTTCTAGCTGAGCTCAATAAGCTGGCCATGATTCATCTCTACTCACACGGATACGAGGGAGATGATTTGATGGACTTCTCCCTCAAGCTGTCAAATCCCTCCTCGATTGCTCAGCAGCAGAAACTTGAGCTCATTAAATCAAAGTTCGAGATCGCAGGCACTGCGCCTGAGGGCCTTGTGAGCAGGAGATGGATTAGAAAGAATATTCTCGAGCTAACCGACCAGGAGATCGAGTCCATTAAGACTGAGAGGGAGAAGGATAAGAAGGAAGATGCTGCCATCGAGGCAGTGGGAACTGACAAGGAGGGATCTGATTCGAGCTCATCATCCTCATCCACCTCAGGAGGTGATACCGGCGGTGATACTGGAGGAGATACAGGATCCGATACAGGAGGTGGAGGTGGCCTTGAGAGCCTATTTGCCGGAGATATTCGGACGGGTGAACAGCTCCTCACAGCTGCACCATCTAGATCCACTGAGTTCTTAGACTATGATAATGAAGTTCCTGAAGATGAGGATGAGGATGAAATTTCAATCCCAGATGTTACATCTCTTGGGCTAGATGGGCTGGCACCATTGAGACCCGAGAGAACGGTGACCAACATGTTTGGAAAGGATGTAAAGATCAGATCAGGGAGGTCGAGAAACGGAACAGACCATCAGATACCCACAGTCGGTCCTGTATCTCCTAATTTTAGAAAAATGACAGGTCTTGGCAATGCTCAAAGCACTTTTAGAGATCCAACAGGAGTAGGAAATATGAGCGGACTTGGTCTAGGAGAGATCTCTTCTGGAAGGAGAAGCCCCATGTCTGACTTTATTGACAAAAAAATGTCTCAGAGAAAATCAATGAACAGTGATATTAAAAGAGTCCTAGATAAGTACTCGGCCACTGTAAAAAATGATAAGCCGTTGATACTTAAAGAGGCGGATAGCAACGATATCGTTGACATCGACCTGGAAATCCTCAGGAGAAAAGCATCAGATGAGTAAGGGACACAATAAAAAAAGAAATGTCGGAATCGTCTATGAGCAGCTTGTCTTCACAGTTTCCCGTGCTACTGTCGAGAAGGATAAGGAGACTGCTGATAAGGCTCTAAAGATAATTAAGTCTTATTTCGCTCCTGGAACTGAGCTCTATAAGGAGTACAGGCTCTTTAATGCCCTTGTTCAGACACACGTGGGATCTGAGGCTCTGGCTTCTCGAATTTTAGAGGAGACTAAAATGGCCTCTTCAAACTATGACCTAACAAAGCTCAGGAGAGAGAAGTCAGGTCTAGTAAATGAGATCAATAGAGTGTTCGGAAGAGATAAGTTCTATATGACTCCTGTCAAGAACTACAAGCTCCTTGCCACAATTCACACACTCATGGAGGAGTGGAGGAGCTCTTCTCCTGATGTGATGCGCAGAGTTCAGTATGAGTCAAAGTTACACGAGTGGCTCTTGACTCCAAAGACGTCTCCTGTTATTGAGGAGATGAAGACTCCAAACATTAATGATCTAACTGTAAAGATTATGAGAGGATCATTTAACAAGAAGTTTGACAGCCTCAATGAAAAGCAGAGGGATCTTATTCGGACTGTTGTTTTCGAGGAGGATAAAGAGAAGGTTGTGAATACGATGAAAGAGCAGAAAGAGTCAGCTCTTTTATCTCTCAGATCATACAGCGCACAGTGTGATAGCAAGCACGTTGCCTCAAAAATACCACAAGCAGTTTCTCTTCTTGAGAGCCTCAATGAGTCAGACACCTCTGACAGTAATATTGCAAAATTTCTAACTGTTGCTCAGCTCTGCGACGAGCTAATGGAGAATAAAAATGTCTGATAGCATGAAGCTTCTAACAGAGTGGCGCCCATTTGAGTACTCTAAAGAGATGATCGAGGAGTCTAAGAAATTAAATGGTGGGAGGATCGTTCTAAGGGGAATCCTACAGAAGGCCAACACTCTAAATCAGAACGGAAGAATATATCCAGTAGCCGTTCTTGATCGTGAGGTCAGAAACTATCAGAAGTTTATCAAGGAGAATAGAGCGCTAGGAGAGCTCGATCACCCGGACAGCTCAGTCGTAGAGCTTAAGAATGCATCTCACATTGTCAGGGAGGCACGCATGGAGGGTGAAGTGTGCTTTGGAACAGTTGAGCTGCTTGAGACTCCGAGCGGAAAGATACTTCAGAGCCTTGTTGAGTCCGGTGTGACGCTAGGGATCTCTTCTAGGGGTGTTGGATCGACCCAGAGAGAGAGGGACTATGATGTCGTCCAGGATGACTTTCAGCTCATATGCTGGGACTTCGTCTCAGAGCCCTCTACGCCCGGTGCCTTCATGATGAAGGAGGGCAAGGAGATCAACAAGAGAGATTTAAACAAGCACTTTAGCAAGAGTGATAGAGTTGATAGGATTCTAAACGATATTCTATCATGGAAGAAGTGAGGAGATAATGTCACAACTTACAAGGGGACAGCTTAAGGGACTAGTTAAAGAGTGCCTCGTTGAGATCCTGTCTGAGGGTCTTCTAGGAAATAAATCTCCGTCTCCTCCCACATCTGAGAGAAGAGAATCAAGATCTCAGTCTATAAAGGATCGAATTCCCTTGCGGTCTCAAAGCCCGGCTTTAAGCTCTGTTTCTTTTGGTGGAACTAGCTCATCCAAGAGGGACGCAGCAGATAATCGAACAAATAAGCTCAAGGAGTCAGCTGTTAGGAGTCACGTGAGCGCAATCACCAGTGATCCAATTATGTCACAGATATTTGAGGACACAGCAAATTCCACTCTGCAGGAGCAGATATATGCCGAGAGATCTCCAGGCGGCAGGCACACATTAGATTCTGAGGCAGAGTCCAACAGCTCTTTCTCAGATGATCTTCTCTCTGAGAGCGCAAAAAATTGGTTTACTATTGCATTTTCTGATTCACCTAGGAATAGATGATTCGCAGACAATATACTTATAACTGTTTTTAAACGGAGAAAATCATGTCAAGACTCGTAAACCTAACACCAGCGCTCCTTAGAAAGATTGTTCTCGAGGAGAAGGCGAAGCTCGTTCGTGAGAATGCAAAGAACAGTGATCCAATTATGTCAGGAAAGGATGATCCGGCTGATGTGGATGTTCCTGAGGTGGACGCTGAGGATTTTGCTGACACACTGGCAAACAAGATTGATTACATGAAGGCGCTTAAGATCAAGGAGGCTCGTCTCGCTCGAAGCCTTCGCAGGATCCAGGAGGAGAAGCGTCGGGTTCGCAATACAGTTATCAAGAGCCTCGGCTGATTGTATTGAAGTCTAACCCAAAAGCAATAGGAGAAAAAGATGCCTACACATCGCCAGAGAACAGTTGATATAGTTCCAACGCCTAGGTCTTTAGGCGGAGGGCACAGCACTTCCGACTCTGCTCAGATTGCTGAAATGTTTCCTGCGAGTCCAATTCACGCGGGTGATGTGACTGTTGAGGAGCGTCGCTCCCTTTTTCAGAGGGACGTTCTCAATGCCGTGATCAACGACGGTGGCCACACATTTGGAACAGTGAGCACAGACTATGTTCTTGCTCCGGATATGTCAAGCGTTGACACGAGGGCACTTAATATTCCGAGCCCATACGTTCCAAATCCTGTTTCTCCGGGACCTGGTTCCCAGAACGACTCAGACAAGGGAGCGCCACCTGCTGGATTCGGCGTGTCTCCCACTGAGACGTATGGATCAGGCGTGGGATCTCGCCTCACTCCTAAGGCTGCCTCCGAGCGTACAGCTAGACAGACACTGGGTGAGTACATCCTCGGAAAGTCAAGTCCTGAGTCAGGCACCTGATCTCCTGTAGATGGCGTATCAGAGCAAGTACAATCACGATGCGAGGAGTGATCTAGGCTACGGCCGAGTCACTCCTCGTTTTCACGTTTCAAGACAGCGTCAGGACTTCTTTCCCTACCTGCAGCCCGATTACTCTGCGGATGATATCGAGGATGAGGTCATTGACGACGAGTCTATTGATGCCATCAATACAAAGATCTTCACGCTAGGATCCACATCAATGGATCCCTATGCCATTAATAAGACAAATCCCTTCTACTACGGAGCTGGCAACCTCAAGCTCTCTGATTGCTTTCAGCGTCCGGACTCTGTCCTACTTGAGATGGAGGTCATGGCCAGCTCCATGTATCCTATGCCCGGAATGTACAAGGGAAAAAATGTCATGTTTAACGCTCCTATCGGTGGAGTCTCTGGTCACTCACAGACAATAACAAGTGGATCTCCTCTCCGATCGGGAACACACTATGGATGGAGTCACGCTCCTCTTGTAGATGACAATGAACCCGATGAAGATATTTACACGCTGGAGGATCTTGTATCCTTCCTAACAGATGAGGATTATTAGTGACCAGACCCACAAATGTCGTTGTTGAGCTCGATGAGTCCACTCGCAGCTTTGAGCAGCTAATAAGGAAATTTATTAGAAAGTGCAAGGAGGAGGGAGTGCTTAAGGAGCACATGGACCAGTTCAACTATGAGACAAAGGGCCAGAAGCGCCGCAGAAAGAGCCGTGAGGGCAAGCGTCGAAATCAAGAGAGATCCAGAAAATCCAAGTAAATTGCGAAGTTATATCAAATATTGAGCTGTTGCACGGAAAAGTCCCAGAGTCTAATCATATTTAACTTCGAACCACAGTAGAGAGAGAAATAAAATGAGCCAGACACTTTATGAAGAGGCAATTGCAGAGGCTCGGCGCCTGACGGAGATGGCTGAGCAGAACGCAAAGAA